CACGCTTGGCAATTACGGATTCGCCAGTCATTTAGCCTAGTTTAGTTCCTCCGCCGTAGCCGCCTGTCTCGCCAGCCATTGTGGTCTGTGACTGCTTACGCTTCTTCTTTAGCTCAGCTTCGAAGTTGGATGCTCCGCTTTCGCCCTCCGCTTGGAGGTCAACCATCTGTGCTTGAGGTGCGGCAGGTTTTGGTGCTTTTGGTGTTTTAGGTGATCCCATGCCGATGTTCATAACATAATTGTATGTGCTTTGTCAAGACATCATCCCCGCATCGAACGACCTAGAGATGACTTAGCTCTACCTATTCCACGCTTGGTTAGGTTGTCCAGCATACGCCCAGACAGTAGAGCCTCGGAGAAATACCCGAAGCTGTCACAGAAGTGCGAGCTATACCCATGATCCACCTTGGATGTTATCCGTCCATCGATCTTCTGCTCCTTGTAGTGGTAGTCCATGAGCGCGTCCAGCATTCCAGACTCACCATTGAGCTTCGACTCATTAAAGTATATCTGCGGGAATAGGTCGTGCATGTTCCTGATGCGCTTAGCCTCAGCGCCTACACCTGCATTGTCCAGCACCACCACGTTATGCAAGCCTGCCTCAGTGAGTTTGGCGTGGAATGACATGTTGTCTGTGCCTCTCTGCCTTCCATCGTGCGGTAGGAAGTGCTGACCGTAGTTATACCCCTTTGCGAGCATATGCGCCACACGTTCGCCCGTGGTCATCTCTAGGTTAGAGTCGCAATCAATCAGACGATATGTCAAATTCACTTTTTGCCAGTACGACACAACGGTATTGGCGGGGCTACCTAAGTCCCATGTGCTGTAGACAAGGTGAGACTGGTCTGGCTCAAAGTCGAACACCCTGCCGTCATCCTTAGCCTGCTGTAGGTGGTTGGCGTAGATCGCACCTTCCCTAGCCACAGTGAAGTCGCACTCCATTTCCTGCTGATATGCCTCCTCGCCAATCTCGTGTCTGATCACATCTAGGTCTTCAGCGGGGATAATACCCGACTCAGAGGCTTTGAGAACGAGACAGAAGCGGTTGTCATCACCTCTGCTCCTGTTCACGTTCCTGTAGAGGACTCCACGACCCTTTGGCGTGCCAGCAGTGCATAACCAGCCTTTGTAGTCTAAGAGGCAGGGGAGTATTACGAATTTATAACACGCACTTGGCACATCATCTGCCTCATCCACAATACAGCCATCGAAATACAACCCTCGCATAGCGTCAAACCCTTCACCAGAGTATAGTTGGATCTTTGCCCTGTTTGGGAACGTGATACATAACTCACTCTCGTTGATGACTATATCTGGAATGGTCGCGCAGGCTTGCTTGAAATACGTCCAGCAAATTGTTTTCGCTTGGGTTCTAGTCGGAGCTATGTAGGCGTAGCGTAATGGAGCGGTCTCCATACCCTGCCTCTTGTGCGTTAACGCGCAGTAGACTAGCTTCTGGACTGATGCAACTGTCTTACCCGCCCTACGGTGGCATACAAGGGTGAGCCATCGCTTAGGTGTGGTGAGAAACTCCCTGAACGACTCTCGCGGGAGTATGTCTATCTCTACGTCTCTACTCATCCTCAGCCCCTGCCACGTCCTGTGTGCCTCCAATGTTAATCTTGATCGTGCCTAGTTGCTCTACATGCTCGTATGCACCATCCATTTTGGATAGCTCAGCACTGGCTCGTATGGCATCACTGGGGCGCTCCCCTTCATTGGCTAGGGCTATGCGTGTCAGCAGCTCTTTACGCTCTGCTATGCTCAGTATGGCGGCTTTCTCGGTCTTCTCATTCATCTTATCAATATATTCTTTTACCTTGGGTTTTCTGAGTAGCTGTGATGCACACTGATCAGCCACATCACCTGTTGAACCATAGCCTGCCTGCTCGTAAGCCCTCCCAGCGGGGACACCACTGAGCCATAGCTTAACAAACTTTCTCTGTCGCGGGTTCATGGCGTTAATTATACATCAAAGCAGATCATCAGTCAAATCATCGCCAATGACATTCTTTCTCAGGAATCCACCCTCACCTAGTGTGATGTGGTCATCGCTCCATTCATACTGCTTGGCTAGGCATTCGTCTGAATCATCAATCAATGGGTCGTGGTCTACGTCCTCTGTAGCTCTAGCGTAATAGCTGAGTCGGTTAATCTTTGCTTGGGTATCTTCCATGGCTGATCAAATCCATAGCATTATGTATGCATCTTGTAAAGACCAAAAAACCCGCCCTGCAATTAAGCAAGACGGGCTTCTGGTTGTGTTTAGGGTGTGCAGTTATCAATAAAGCGTTATGTCATCCATCAGGATGCTGTAGACAAGGTCACTATCCTCTTGTATCTCGTCTAGCTCTGCCTCAGTGGCTTCCCGTCCATCTACCTTAGCCGAGTCGAGGAATGCATCAGCGTAGTCAGGATAGTCCCAGTGCATCACTCCAGCGAATTTAAAGTCGGAGATCGTGACCTCCTTGTCTGTGTTATCAAATGTGTATTTCATAGTATTAGTCAGTGAGTTCTTTTACGATTCCATCCACGAGGTCTTCCATGTATGCGCGATCATCATTGATCTCTGCAAGCTCTTCCTCGGTGGCATCACGCCAGCCTTCACTGTCGATGTTGACCCATACCTCCTTGACCAGCATTGATCCGATCTCACAGCACATGGGGTCAGTCTCGTGGATGTGTGGTTGGTTCTCAATGCCGTAGACACAGATGTCGTCTGTCTCTAGTCGTGTGCCATCCTCAAGGGTGTAATACCCATCATTCTCTATCGCGTCATAGCGCGGTTGTGTTTCTGTTTTCATAAGTAGTTTCTTTCTGTAGGTGCATCCTAGCATATCAGACTAGCCGCACAAGTTAATTCGTATGTTATTTTCAATTACTTTAGCTCCAGTATGGAGACAACGCAATAGAGAACAACGCATACGGCGGTTTGGAATATTATTAAGTCAGTCATATAAGGGTGTGGTTAAGGTTAATCTTTGTCCATATATTCGCACACGTCTTTAGCGACTAGTGCGAAGAATACTACGGTGCTGATGGCGAACGTGCAGATGACTATCACGCCTCCAGCTATTAAGATGCTTGCCATCATGAGCCAATCTCCTCTGCTGTTTTGATGACTAGTTTCTTGATCTCGTCTGGTGTCAGTCCCTGCCTGTCAATTAAGTAGGCTAGGGCGACTAGCACGCTTGTCGTTTGGTGTTTGTTTTTCATGATGCTGTCTTGATAAGCCACATGACTACCATTACTGGAACGGCTACCCATGCGAGGTTGATAACGATCCCTACTGCGATCAGCAGACAGGGGAGGATAATTGATTCAATTAGTGTGTTCATTATAGTGCTAGTGTTAATATTGTGTAAGATGCCGTGAAAAACACGACTGCGATTGCTGTGGTTTCTATTATTAGTTTCATTTCACCCAAAAGCCCCGCACGTTTGACCGTGCAGGGTAGTGGAGTTGGTTGGGGCTACTTGCCCGTGCGCTGATTGTGAATCTTGCGTCCTATCTCAATCTGCTGCCTTGCTTGCTTTTCGGTGATTCCCTTATCCAGTGCGAAGTTTGTAATGGTAAGGTAGTCGTTTAGGTATTCCAGATATAACTCTTGGAAGAATGTGCCTGCGTTGTCGACTGCTTTCTGTAGTTGCTTTGTTGTGTTGTTCATAATGTTTTCCTCTCGGTTGATTGCATAATACACTATTGACAACTATCTGCAACATAAATCGTCAACAAAATGCAACTTTGTTCTGTAGCCCTTATTCTATATAGCTTCTGGCAGAGAATTATTTTAAGGAGTTCTCGTATATGCACACCTTATTAGCTCGGAGCGACTCCTTTTTCGGCGGATCGAACCGCACCCCATTTGCTTGTAACAGATAGCAGTGACCAGAGAATCTCTCATCCATTACCACCAGCGCCAGATAGTCCTCAGAGCCTCCCTGCGTGAGCCTGTCACGCTTTTGGAATACCCAGCTCACTGGATAATATCCTGAATACATGTGGCTCTTTACATGGATGGCAACGCCATTGCACGTCAGGTCTGCATCGTAGCTTTTCTGGCGTGCTTGGTATATCTCTAGGTCGGGGGTTGATGGTTGGCGACCATGCTCTAGTAGCATGTTGCTCACCATAAACTCCGCCACCTTCCCATAGTAGATGTCCTGTATGATCTTGTCGCCTGCGTTCTGGTTGCGCCGTGCATACTCATCCAATGATGTGACCGAGCTGCTCTTGGCAAACTCGAAGCACTGGCTGATTATTGACTCAGACGGTCTTTTTAGTTTGAACTTTTTCATGTTATTCTGGCATCCTGTCGCCCTTAATTAGGTTGTCTAAAGCCCATAACGGCTGCGTGTTTGTATAGTGAAAGCACCTTTTTTGCTGCTCTGGGTCACTCAAGTCAAAACTGGCACAGGGGGTCACATGATCCAGATGCCATCCGTGCATCCCGTAGTTATCCCAGCTCATGCCCTCAGTAAATAGTGACTCAATGTGTGCTCGAAAGGTTTCCATGTCGCATCCTACCAGCTCCATCGTCCTGTCGCTCTTATCCTCAGCCTTAAGGAACGAATTGACTCTGCGCCTTATGTTCTCCAGCATCCTAAACTCGACAGACTCACTCCTTCGCTTATTCATGTAGATGCGCTTTTGTTCCATGATGTCTTTGTGGTTTTCCTTTCGCCATTTCTTGCGTATAGGATTCAACCACTCCTTGTTGGTATGGTAATACTCGATTGTCTTGGCAATAATTTTATCCTTGTTCTCAAGGTAGTATTTCTGCGATGCTACCTTTTTGCATGGCTTGCATCGATTGTCGTGACCATCCTTAAGCTGCTTACACTTGTGGAACTGATCAAATGGCTTTTCCGTATTGCATATTCTACATTTTTTCATATTATTCAAATCTTTGCAGTCTCCCGTTAAGTGTTAAGTTCATCGTCACGTCACGCTGACCATTTCTGGACTTGGCTACATATATGCCATCCTCGTTAATTGTAAGCAGGACATCAGCATCATGGGCAATCGCTCTGGACTCCCTCACCCTGCCGTCATCGTTTAACTGTGTGGCGGTAAGCACTGGACACTGGAACCGCTTTGCCATTTGCTTCATGGTTCTGGTAACTTCAGCTACTTGCTCGTGCCTTGCCTTGTCTGCCGTATTGGTAAGCGAGACAAGCTGGATGTAATCAACCACAATCAGGTCAACCCCCTGAATGTCATTCACCTGTTGAGCCTTGGATATTACCGATTCGAGGGTCATGGAGTCCTCATCGCATATAATGAGATTTCCAGCCTCCTTGGTATCCTCAATGTAACTTCTCAGCTTAATCAGATCAGCCTTGATTAGTGGCTCGTGTGACTTGCCGAGAATGCGCCCCATGTCTAGGTTCATCTCATTAGCCGCCAGCCTTGCGTGTACCATGTTTGCCTCTGTCTCCAGTGAAAACAGGATAACCCGCTTGCCTAGCCTGAGGAAGTTATTCATCATTTGCAGCATCAGGACTGTCTTTCCTCCGCTTGTGGGCGCTCCAATTACCCACAGCTCGTTCCGACCCAGACCTCCAGTTATATTGTCGATCTCATAAATACCAGACGGTGTGCCTGCTGTGGTCTTGTCTAGGTGGATGGATTTGAGCAGCTCGGCAAACTCCTCAGCGGATTGCTTTGACTCCTTCCAACCAGCTTGGCTCTCTAGAATCGCCATAATGCCCTCTGAGGCGCTCCTAGCTGCGTCTGAAACCAATTCAGGTGTCTCTCCCTCCTCTAGCTCCTGCAACGCCTTAGCGAGCTGTTTTTGAGCAAAGCGGGTAGCATACATGGACTTGACTGTCTTGAGATGGTTCTTCATAAACTCAAAGCCGCACCACTCGGAGCGAATCTTGCTTATGTCATGCCCTAGTTCCTCGCCGCCAGCCAAGCCTCTAATTTCATCAGTGGCTTCCAGTAGTGATATCTCGTGAAGCCTCCCATCATCCACCATCTTACCAGCGCAGCGCCAGATGAGTTTTGGTAGGTAGTTGTGGAAATAGTCAGCGGTTATGCCCTCACCCCTTAGTTGGGGTATGACATCTTCGGGTCTATTGAGAACTCCTGATGCTAGGTAAGCTTCGGATATTGAGTTAGTGAATTTCATTTTAGTTGTTTTAGTTTTTTGTAGTTTGATGCGATAAGGTCGAGATATTGAGAAATCAGAGCCTTGGCTTTGATGGGGTCGTGGTCGATGGTGTTTGTAAATGATGCTGCTATGTCGTCCATAGCTTTGTGCATCTCGTTATATTCTTTTTCTGTCATATTAGTATCCTCTAGGGTTAGGTAGTGATTTAGGTAGTGATGATGGCTGCTGAGTGGGTTTAACCTCGTCCTCGTAACGCTTGTCTCTGAACCATCGACCGCCGCCTTTTTGGTATTTAGTCTCGGTATTGTTTTGAGCGTAGTATACCACTCGCTCTATTAGCTCATCTGCTGTATACGTTTTTAGAGCCTTACGAATGGCTTTGATTCCCATTGGCTTGTCTGTCTTCTTTGGGTAGCTGCTCCAGACTCTCTCGGCATCGTCAGATGCGGTAGTATTATCTTCTCCCTCTCCTTCACCTTCTCCTTCTCCTTGCACAAACCCAGAATTTTGTGGCACGTCACTGGCAGATTGCTGGCAGATTGCTGGCACATCAGTGGCAGACACCCACCCAACTCGTTGATCCATAAGGATTTCCAGACTACGCTCAAGTATACCAAGATCCGCTCTAACAATTAAAGCCAACCTCCTTGTGGTCATAGCCGAGCCATCAGTATTTTGGAACGTGCCGCGCACATCCTTGGTCATCGTAGCGGTATGCTGACACAGTGCCACGAATATGCCATACGCCTGCCATGCCTCTGCTGGTTCAAACTCAGACATGAGTCCGAGATATCCTGAGCTATCACATCCACTGGGCATGTAATACAACCCCAGCCGCTGCCGTTTGCGAGAGTCTGCGTTTTCAAACACCTCGCTCCATCTATTTATCGAATACATTTTCATATCTTTTAAAGTAAAAGCTCCCAATTCAATCCATAAAAAAAAGTCTGGCAGGACGCTGGATCAAAAAGGGAGCAAAAGTTTTTACTCGTATATGAACGCCCTGCCAAGGTTGTCGGGACAGTTTTGCCATAAAAAGCTACTCCTGTCAATTTTATTTAGCTAATAACTTCAGTTTCTATCTTAACTCCTTCTGGGTGAATGTCATCAGCATACGCTTTTGTTACATAAAGAAGCACGACCTGTGAGTCATCCTTGTAATATCGGATCTTACTTAGCACGTCTAGGACAAGCTTGGCAAGGTTATCCACGTCTGGCTTACTCGTGTGATACTTGGTCGCATCATCACGCAGGATGTGAGAGAACCTACCAGTGCGGTGGTGGCTCTTGGGACGCTTCAGGTGGAAGCTCAGCTTGACAGCTAACGCTCCCTCTAGTCGCTTATCAACGTGCCGTGCAAGACCTCTAGTGAGAGTCTCGCGCCATGCGTCTGCCGTCTTTGGGGTATACACGCCTGCGTGCTTGCCTCGGTTGACTGCCTTAACTCTGGGCTGGGGTTTTGGTGTTCCCTCTATGTATTCATTAAGCATCGTATTCTAGCTCCAGTAAAAGTTTGATGCAATGGATTGCCTTGTTGAGATCCTCAATTCCGTTCTTGTCCTTGTATCGGGTGACGTATTTGACTACTGACCCCTGAAGGAAACTCAACCCGTTCTTATGGCTGTATTCGATTGGCTGGATAGCCAGCTTTGTGTAATGGCTTCCGCCTATTTGACTGTTCTTTGCGCTCATGATTTTGTTGTGTTAAAAAAAACCCCGCCCCCGTGAAGGAGCGAGGCAACTATTATTATATATGAAACGAGGGTTTAAATCCAGTCTACAGGGGCGAATGGGATATCATCCATGGGTGCAGGTGCTTGCGCACTAGGCTTGCTGTTATTGTCGCCAAACTCGCCAAGGATCTTCACGTTGCCAAGGATGTTGCCCTTGACTCCTGCTTCACGCTCCTCTTTGGATACGGATTGTGTGATCATTCCGTTGTCACCATACTGTCCCTCCTCATCGTTGAGGAATACAGTGGCATCAAGGTATGAACCTTTTTTACCTTGGAACAGGCGCTCCTTGTCGATCTTGCTTACGTCAATTTTGATTGCGATTAGTTTGCTCATATTTTTATTGTGTTAGGTGTTGTGTTTTTGTTTTGTGTTGTGCGTAAAGCTCATCAAACTCTGACAAGCTCCGCGCTAGGTTTTCAGTGTAGTCATTTCGATCTACTCGTAAAGTAAAATCTTTAATATTTGGGCAGAAACTTGTGAACCACCAGTAGTCAGCACCAGCTACAGCCATGCAGCCGTGAACCTGAGCCTTGTATTCGTCTGGTAGTTTACCCTCTCTGTGATACTTAAGATGCGTAGGTGGTAGTGGACACTTGATCTCCAAGCCTCCCTTACCTCCGTCTACGATGCCGTCTGGAGAGCAGCCGATGTGCTTGCCGATGTCGGAGTTGACAATAAAGCCAACCTCCTCAACCGTGATGCCAGTCCGCATCTCGAAGTCGATGCGTGCCACCTCCTCCAGCCTAGTCCCACGTTCCATCGCAAAGGACGGGCGGTGTGGCTGAAGGTCATCCTCCTTGTAGTATACGTCCGCAAGCATACAGTCAATATGCTTAAGGGCAGCAGCCTTACTTAGAGAACACCCCATTGCGTCCTCGTAGACACGAGCCACCTCTTTCTCCACCAAGCCCTTAAGACCTGATGGATTCAGAGTAGAGGCGAGCTTGCGCCCGTCCATAAGCTCCTCGAATACCTCGAACTGTCGCTTTGCCATAGGTGACACGTAACAAGGTTGCTCTCGTGGATTCTTGGTAAGCTCAGCATACTTCAGCGATTTGCTGGAGACGACCTTGGAGTAGGAGCTTGCGGTCAGTTTACCCTTCCGCAAAGCAAACCACTCATCAGATCCTTGCTCAAGATTGAATGTTTCAATGCTCATTACGCTACCTTCCCTTCTATGAATGCGATAAGCTTAGCTGCCTCTACGAATGACAACTCCTCAAGCTTTTCTGTGCGTCCAGTGGATGCCCACTTGATTGACTTCACCTCCTGATCTGGTGTGAAGATAGCCTGCTCGATAAGACCCTTGACCGCTGACTTCTGCGTGGTGGTGATCAACTCAGCCTTAGCTGCGGGTGCAGCCTTGCGTGTGTTGCCTCCTACGTTGGTGTGGTCAGCGTCCTTGGTGTCATCAATAGCGAATAGACCATTGAGGGCATACTTGCGTGCATAGGATGAAGCAGCGCCAGTGATCTGGGACTCGTCCATACCTTTCTTCATCTGAGGCTCACGAGCCAGACCAGTAGCGGATGCGATGACATGGCTGTTCTCATCAAGCAGAGTTGCCGTTGCCTTTACGTATACGCGCTCAGCGTGGACTGTGATGTCGTCTGACACTACCAGTGAACACTCACCTAGGTGCGGCTTGACTGCCTCTAGGATGTCCTCACAGGAGCGGTATTTATATTTGCCAAAGTTATTGGTTTGTCCTTTGGGCGCTTTCAGTTGTTGCTGTATTGTGTTTAGTTTCATTTTAGTTGTGTTTGTGTTTGTGTTTAATGTGGGGTAATTGGGTGAATTGGTTCTTCTTCATTGGTGTGCCAGACCCAGAGTGTGAGGGTGTCCCCCTCTCTAAGTGCTGACTTTAGGTAGTAGCCATTGAGGTAGCCGATCTTGTTGGTCGGATTAGATACCGCAAACAGCATACCGTCAAGCTTTCCGTTAATGCATTTGTTATTCATAATTGTCCTGATTCTCTCGTGAGTGCGTAGATAACCGTGCCTATTGAGAGCGCGAGTAAGACCCATGCGGCAAGCATAAGGGCAGGATCATCGTCATAATTCATGCTATAAATCCTTTCTCTCTGTAGAACTCGTGTGCCTGCTTGGCGAGGATGCCAACGTAGACCCAGTTGTTAAGTGCTGACAGCCCAGTGACCGACTTAGCAAACTCAACAGCTTCAACCAGTGAGTGTGATGGCTCTCTCATGTCGTAGCTTGTGCATACAAACTCACGCTCCATGACCTCGTTCTTGTGTGTGTCGATGGTCTCAATGACAGAGACTACCCACTCGCCAATCTTAATCTCAGCTACTGTGTATTCCTTATCCATTGATCAACTTCCTTCCCTTGTGAGTGATGAGGATGTGGTGACGGCGCTTGTCGATAAGGTCGCCGTGCGTGGAAGCCAGCCCACGAGAGACCAGCTTGTTAATGATGCGTGTTACGTTAGCTTTCTGGAAATACTCATCCACCAGAAGTGAAGGAGTAAATGTGTCGCTCGAACTAAGCTTGATCAGGACGATGCCGTCCCGAACGGTAAGCCCGTTCTGCAATAGTGTGTTTAGTATTTTCATGTCGCCGACATAGTAAGGCAAAAACCCCTACATGGTCAACAACTTTCTACTACATAAATGAACTTTATTTCTAAGTGACTAACCCAGAGTGAATTGAACCCTCACTTTTTTCGTGCGATCTCAACTGTTAGATCATGTATCGCATCACTTAGCCTGTTATAACTCTTGTCGTGCCTCTGGTTTTCATGCTCCCTCTGCTCCTCGTGCTTGCTAACTATAGTGCCGATGAGCTTGTCCTTTTTATCCAGCGCGTGTAGAAACCATCTAGCAACCACGACTATAGCGCCAACGGAGAATCCCGCAACGCCATACTCCGCCAATGTTTCTATGTCAAACATGTTACTATTTACTGAGGCGTGCGGTCGTAAGGTATAAATGGACGGTGGTAAGCGAGGTCACTAAAAACATTAATAGCCTAAGAATACTTTGTGCATACACTGGCACTTGATCCAGCTTCCCCGTATAAGCCAATACGGCAAAGCCCAATGTGCCTAGACCCAGCACGCCCTCTCCTATTAGTTGCCACATCAGGCTGCGGCTCAGGTGAGATCCCCCTCCCCTCATGTTTTTGGCTTGTTCTCTGAACTGAAGTGCCACAAAGACCGACAGAAAAACGGTCGCCGTGCCAAGTAAGACGATAAGAAATGTTAAAGAATGTGTCATTTAAAGGGTGTTTTTTGAAAGGTTATAAGCCGAGTCGCGCTTCTAGTCTAGCAACACGCTCCTCAATAGTCAACTCTGGTGTGTTAGTGTCGATCTTGAAGTAGTCCAGTATGCCCAGACAGATTGCCTCTGCCATCTGCTGGCGTGTCTCGTCCAGTGATACCCACTGGTTCTCAGCGTCATTAGAGAGGAAGCAGCTCTCTGTTAAGACCGCTGGCATGTCGGTATATTTTAAAACGTAGAACCCTGCCGTCTTTACGCCCCTGTCCTTCTGGTCTGGGAATGCTTTGGTGTGCCTAGACCATACCTTCTTGGCTAAATCCTTAGACTTGGTTGATCCAGACGTAAACACCTCGAAGCCAGACGCATCTGATGTGGCTGAGTTAAGGTGCAGGGAGATAAAGATGTCAGCACCCCATTCGTTCGCCATACGGCAACGCTCAGGCAGGCTAGTGAACGTGTCATCTTCACGTATCATCTGAACATCCAGATGCGGCACAAGCAAAGCTCGTAGCCTTAAGCCTATGTCGAGGACTGCGTGTGATTCAAAGTAGCCGTTGAATGATCCAGTCGCCCCCGAATCCTCACCCCCGTGACCGCAGTCGATAGTTACCTTCATGATTCTCTGCCTTTCTTGTAGTTTGAATACGCACGAACAGCCATGTAATATAGGCGAGCCTGTAACCTTAGCAGCGGATTCCAACCTGCTATCTCCTGCATCCTCTCCAGAAACACCTTGTCAGCTTGCTCCATGTCCACCCCAGCATTATGGTCTTGATCGTGCAGGTAGCAGGCTGAGTTGAAGTGGGTAGATAAGATCTTACGTAGCCACAGAGGCATGAACTTATTGACACCGCAATGATACCCCTCCTTCACTTGCCCTCCCCTATGACTATGGCTCTAGTGTAGCTCCACTGTGAGTAAAACCGCTGGTCTTGGTTGGGTGTAAAGATACCCTCCTTAAACTTATAGCTCTCGCCCTTCAGCATCGTCACCGATGGCGGCGCGTATAGAGCTGATGTATTGGTGAGTTCGTCTCCTTCGTTTTGAGAGGACTTCAATCCGCAACTGATCAGCAGGGGAAGCATCATTGGATAGATCAAATATTTCATCATCAAAGAAGTCTAGATCGTTATAGAGTCTGCGAAGGTGTAACAGAGGCAGCACCCTCAGATAAGCTGATGCTGCCACCAGTAGACCCTTGAACACACTCACTCGGCTGCGGGGAACAAGCTTACCTTACCAGAGGTTGCGATGCGTAAGGCAAAGCCTACAACGCCAAGGACGCTAAGGATTGTGCCAGAGTTGGATGCTACCCACTCGCCCACTGCTGGGACGAAGAAGGATACTGCGCCTGCTACTGTCGTGATGAATGCCAATGCGGCTGTCTTGCTTTTGAATATACTTTTCATGGTTTTATTTTTTGTTTAGATTGTTTTAGGAGTCGGTGGTTATAGTTTTTACAGTGCCGTCACCAAACACTATTTTCAGATCGCCATCTGCACTGTCAACGTAGATGAACGCCACCCCAGCTAGTTGAGTTGGTGCAGACACTCCGTCAATGATTGGCAGGGAACCCTGCCTGTTGAGTGCGTCAGTGCTGTATAGGTTGAAATCCAACAGTGTGCTACTTGAATTTATAAGCGTGCCGTTTGTCCCAGAGAAAGTGTTACCTCTAATCAAGCAGGTGTAGTTTGTGGTATAGGGATACGTCAACGTGGCGGGGTCGACCTCAATGGCATCGACCCCAGATCCACAATCTTTAATGTGGTTGTTTTCTATGACTGAATGAGGGTGGGTGTTAGCCGTTAACCTTATGCCATCTGAGCCAAGGGTCAGTGTGTCCATGATGTTGCCGCGAATGGTTACACCAGCAAGCTCACCATCCAAGTATACGAACCTAGTGTAGCAGTTTCTGAATATGTTGTTCTCAATTAACGTGGATGAAAGCTCTGTCTTTGTATTTGATCCAGCCGCGTGTCTTGAGAATCCATACCTAGCACTGTTAACAGTGTTCCCAGTGCATACTAATCCAGTGTAGCCAAACGTCTCGCCAATATCCGCTCCATCATTTATTGCAATGCCAGCATAAAACCCACCCTGTATAGTGTTGTTTGAGATAACGCAATCCCTTGCCCACCCCTCATAAATTCCAATGCCATACTGTGTATACACATTGCTTGAGTCAGCACCCAACCCGTGCCGTGATGTCACGGTGTTATTTGAGATGACGCTAGATCTTGACCGACAGGCGATCCCTTGGTTTGCATTGATAATTTTGTTACCTTGGAATGTTATCGCGTATGTTCCTCCGTGTGAGGTTAAGCCACTTACCTGTGCGCTGGTTATCACTGAGTCATACACACCGCAATGCAAGCTGACTGGCTGAAGGTTGAGGTAAGAGAAGTCTACCCCTTGGCTGGGATTCCTTATGTCGCAAGCTCTAAAGTTACACCCCTGTGATCCAGCCGTTTTGAATCCGTTGTAGTTTGCCTTGTTGCCAATCAAATCAATATTCGCCCCGTAAGAGACAGCGACCCTATCCGCGCTACAGTTCAAGCAGTCAGCTAAATACACTGCCGCGCCAGAATAATCACCTTGTCTTACGTCAACGTCAATGACCTTACAGTTATACCCATGCTTAAAACGAATGGCGGCAGAAGTATTACCCTCAATCTCAAAGGTTAAACAGCTGATGGTTACGTCTTGAATTGGAGTCCACTTCTGGAATGTTGTTGCCGACTTAGCGTTGGCATCACTCTCCTGCGTGTCGTCATTTCTATAGTCTGGAAAACTCAATCCACTGTATGATGTAAAACCAGTAGTTCCGTCCTGCGTTTTCACCTGCAAGAACTCACCGAAGTAAGCGCACCCAGATCCTGGCGTGCCGTATCCAAGCCTCCAGTCATCACTGGCATCATCGCTAAGTGCGTTGCGTTGTCCAATAACCCTTACAAAATCATCAACAGCAAAGCCGTGGGCAGACGACATCGTGAATGAGTCATCACCTATGGTGTAGTCGGCAGTAGCCGTGAGTTCACCACCAACAGATCCTTGCCCCCACATGGCTGCGTTAGCTGTGGATGAGTTGGTCTTAAGTATTGTAGATCCAACTCCCTCACCCTTTATACTTACCCCGCTTTTAGGAACTATGGTTGTTGGGGTCTTATAATTACCAGCTGGAATATTTACCACACCACCACCAGCAGAGAACACATGATCAATAGCCGCTTGAATCTTAGCGGTATCGTCAGTCACCCCATCACCCACAGCACCGAAGTCTTTGACGCTGACACTCTCGCGTAGCTTGGCTTCCACTGTGGTGTCTACTGCACCTGTCCCTGCTGGCGTGTAGGTGTGGTTGACTGAGTCAAACGCATCACCCGCTACCGTGTTGGGATCGTAGGTTGTGGGCTGCATTGCAGAACCAATGTTCGTTCGCTCGGCAGACGTAAGGATCTTTGTATTACCCCCCTCAACCATGTTGTCCATATCAAAGGCATCACTGCCTACGGTGTTTGGATCATACACCGCTGATAACATACCTCCAACGGCATCCGTGGATGAGTTAACCCAAGCAGATCCGTTCCATGAAAGAACCTGTCCAGATGATGGTGTAGTAATTGTTGCGTCCTGTAGTTCAGAGAGAGGAGAACCAGTCACATTCTCAATGTATGCTCCAAGGTCTGAGATATCAGACTCTGTGATAGCGTCCACCGTCAGGACTTGTCCTGCCAGCGAGATATATGTGCCAGCCCCTGTCTTGGTTACGTCCGTGGAGTTGTCCGTGCCAGCAGGGTCTACGTTAAGATTAGTCTGCGCGGCTGCTTGGTCTGGAGCATTAGCAAGCTCAGACAGGTTATTGTCCTGCTGTAAGAAAGTTGAGTTGGGTATCTCGGCAATGTCACCACTGCCATCGAAGCCAATGAGGTTGTCTGCCGTGCCTGTTGATGCACCAGCCTCGTCCGTGTTGAACGTGAGAACGTCCTGTAGTTTACGCCACACTCTACGCACCTGCATGTTGAGACGATCAAAGCCCTCGACCTCAATGGTCTTAGCGGGTAGCGAGCCTGTCTCCTGTAGCACCACTGGCTGATCCAGAGGAACGTCCAGCACAATAGACACCGTCACCGTGCCAGCCTGTGCCACGTTGGTTGTGATGTATCCAGTGCTGGTAGTCCCGTCACCGCCCATCACGTAGTCTGCGCCAGCACCCTTGGTCTGTAGCACACCATCGAAATACACACTGATGTGGCTCTCCTCGAAATACTTAAAGGTAATCGGATACTGGGTTACGATAGAGTTATTCCCTGCGTAGGAATCCTTCGTTGCTGTGGTGGATATGGACATTGGTTATTTGGCTTAATATTATGATATAGATGGGGTGAAAAGTCAACACTAGTCAAACAGACCGCTTCTCCCTAGTAGGCTTTTGCTTTGTTTACTGATGATAGAGTAGTAAGTAAGAATGTCCGTAGCTTTTGCGGGGGAGAACTTACCCACAGCATCTGCAGTTTCGTGGACATTCTCCCAAAAGTCACGCCTTCCATAAGCCATCGCTGCCCTGATCAGCTTAGCTCCTGACTGGTAGACTGGCATACGTGGCTCGTATACATCAGACCCTGCGATCAATGCCGCAAGCGGTGATGCCGCCTCACCCGCAAGGAACAGACCGTTTATCGGTCCGAGAAGCATGGCACGCACGTAGTCCTCCCACTCATACTCTTTATCGTCATCGCCGATCATCTTCCATGAGTCCGAGATAAACTGGAAAACGACAGGCAAGACAGTGTGAGCGATCAGCATCTTGCGAACCGCATCCTTTTTAGATCCACGTCCAGCAGAAGCATCAAGTAGCGCCTCGTAGGCAACCGCATAATACTGGCGAGGTGAGGTCTTATACATGGTGAACAGCTTGGCAATAGAACCACCACCTGAGTAGGAGCTTAAGTCCTTCATGTCCACAGCCTGCTGTGACCTGTCGGTAGCCATCTCAAATTCAAGTGTAGCACGAGTCATTGCGTCCTCCTTGCTCATAGTCTTGCGTGCCTTGTCGTAAGCGTGCTGCCTTACAGCCCACCCACCAGCGATGACAGGAACGATGTCGCCCACCTTACCTACCATCATGCCAGCCTTGAAGCCTGCAAGCACCCAGTTCTGAAACTTGTTACCGCCCTGTATCTTGAGTCCCTCAGCCACGTCACGAGAGTAACCATCCCTGAATCGCAACTGAACGTATTCAGTGTCGATCATTGACTTGGCATTCTCGATGGGGTTCTTGAAGAACTGTGTCTGATACTTCAGCCAGTTACGCATACCCATGTCAAACCCGTAAGCGGGTAGTGAAGAGAACTGCTTGATCATGATGCCAAGGTCATACGCCAGCGAGGAGAAGGTGTGCGCCATACGCATCTTGTCGAGGATAACACCCCTGTCCCGCTTCCTGTTGCCGCCGTCTGCCATCCACTGGATGCGCTCGTTGAGTAGCTTGTATACCTCTGGACTCACGTAGTCCTCGATAGCCTTCCTGACATCCTTCTGGTTGAACGTGTCACGCATCTGCCTAATCGTGTCAGTCCATGACACATAGTGATTGGACGCAGTCATGTGTTCGTTGTATAGAGTCAGTGCGTTAACGCTCTGGTCAACCTGATTGAGGTTGGAGACACGCTCCATGAGCATTGCGGGTGATGATCCGAAGTTGGACGCTGAGCCGCCTAGTTCAAGGTCGTCTACCCTAGTGTCGGCAATCCTCCTGACGGGTGCGTAGAAGTCAATCTTAGGTAGATCCACTCCATGCTGCTGGCGATACACTGCGTTGACTACCTCGTAGTTTTCCTCATACTGCTCCGCTAGCCACTCCAGCGCCTGCTTGGACTCGTCTGTAAGGAACTCGTTCTCGAGCTTCTCCATAGCATCCTCAGTGTAGCCCTCCCTGATCATGGACTTCTTGATCTCAGCCTGACGATACATCATAATGAGCGAGATAGCTGAACCCTGCGATACCACTAGAGCCTCTGGCTTCCCAGTCTTCTCATGCTGCCACTTGACCTTAGTCTTGCTTGTGAGCTTGCTCTTAGGGTTTGCGATCATGGCGTTATATGCCTCCATGATCTGCTCAGCGTCACGAGCGTTTAGCCCATGTGCCTCTAAGTCCAACTCATTCGCCAACAGTAACTTAGCCTTCTCAAGTGGTATAGACCTAGACTCCACAGAGGAGTCACCATCATACTTGAGTATCTCGACACCAGAACCTTTTGGGTCTGTAACCATGAAGTGTTCATGAATCTTGTTGGTGAGCATGACTCCACTGAATCCGAATATCTCGCGCATCTTTTTATTGTATGCGTCAGTAGACCTCCAGTCCAACCGCTTGTTCATGCGGGTTGCGTTGTGAACCATCTCCTGAAACTTCTTGCTGAGCCTGCTCTGGTAAGTGCCTGAACCAGTGTCCAGTCTTGAGAGCATATTAAGCAGCCCCTCAAATGCTAGGTTCTTACCATGAAATGTCTTCGATGTATTCTTGCTGGACTTAAGGAAGCTGTTAATGTCCTTGCGCATCTTCTCCCTCTGCTTGGCACTCTGTGGTCTGGTCATCTTACCCTTGCCTCCAGAGACAACGTCTATCACCATCTCCTGATTGGCAGCGTTCTCGATAGCACGCTCCTGCGCCTTTACCGCACGTATGGTCTTGCCGCGCTTGACGATTACATTCAGCGCCTCTAGTAGGTTGATACGCATCGCAGAACTCATGTCACTCTGGTTGCCGTATGTGCCAAGCTCAGATATCTGTAGGTGAACGTCCTCCACACCAGCCTCTGTGATCTTGGGGTCTTCCAACTTCTCATGCAGCTTGCGCATTGCCTCGTTAACCTGCAGCGCAGTCATCTTACCTAGAGACTTGATGGTCTTTAGTTCTGCCTCAGTCTCAGGCGACAACTTCTTCTTACCCAGTATCTTGTATGACTGAGCGATAGCCTTGTCTGTGTGCTGCCTGACCCACTTGTCGATCTCCTTGTCAACCTTGGCGACTGTCTTCTCTAAATACTTCAGACGTGCCTCGTCACCCATACCGAGCAGCTTGGCATCTCCAACGATCTTGCCACGCAACTCCATAGGTAATGCCCTACGGATAGCACTAAGCTTCTGTAGCGCACGAGTAGCCCTAGCCTTGTAGCTGTAGTCACGCTCCTGTTCAGCTATGCGCTCGTTGAGCCACTCCTCTGCGTCCTTACTAGCCTTGCTACGTGCAGCCTTCATCTTCTTCTGCGCCGTCTTCATCTCGCTCTTGCGATTGCTAACGCTGACCATCTCCCGCTGGATAGCATCCATCATGGTGCTTACGTCTGGATCATTGGTGACTCCATCGTTGTATAGCTGTAGTGCCATCTGGTCAGGGGACTGTGAACCGCCGTAGTAGAGTGATGGCAGACCACCAGCCTCTTCGTATTCACCAGCCTTAAGTGCAGCGTCACCCTTCCTCCGCTTAGCTCCAGAGACGGACTCTATGCCGCCCTCCGCTAAGATGAATGCTGTGACTGGTTGCGTAGTGAGCTTGGTTAAATCCTCATTGGATAACAGGTCACCATGCTCGTCATAAATCTTATTCTCAGCCTCCTCAAGCGCATCTCTGCGCATCTCGCGAGCCTCAGTCCTCAGGTCACCCATCAGGCGTGCATCCACGATAGGCTCTTGAGTTAACTCCTTACCGAAAGCCTTGATCACCTTGGGGACTTCACGCTTCAGCGAATCAATGTTCTTAGTGATGGCACGCAGGACGATAGCCACGCCAGCAGGATCACGCATACGCATGGCGGCGCTGTTGATTATGGTATCATTCATCTGCCTGTCTCCGATGGAGAATGAGAGCTTAATGGACTCAGCACCCTCGTCAGCTTTCCGTAAGATCATCTCGCGCGTTGATACGCCAGCCGATGGTGGGAACATACTGGACTCGTCTGCCTTCTTGACTGGGTTTGTGTTACCATCGTATGCAGGTTGATCGTCATCCTTGTTCTTCTTGTTTGGTGCAGCGTATACAACGTCCTGCCACCTGTTGGAGTTCTCTAGGACATGGACTGTAGGCTCTTGCCCAGACGTGCTGCGAAGTGCGAACGGATACGACTCGTGATCGTCAGTCTCGAAAGCCTCAACCTCACCCTTCATCTCCAGCACAGCGTAGATGCGACCAGATGGTGACTTCTTATCCTTTGTAAGTGACTGGAAGGTCTTGACTAGCGGCTCAGCGAATAGGTCTGCCATGCCCTGCATGACGGATGACGTTGCCAGATTCCCTTTTGGTATGCGCGTGAGGTTGTAAAGGTTCTTCTCCCCAGCGAGCAGGTTAGCAATGTTGAGCGCCTGCTGCTTCTTAACTTCGTATGCAGCTTTGCCCTTGGCATCAAGCTTCTTAACCTCAGGTTGCGTAGGTAGCTTCATATGCTCAGCCATCGCCGCAGCAATGTGTTGCACGAATGCGCCACGCTGTCCGAAGATGGAAGCATCTGGAAGGAGGTTCTTCTTCATCTCCTTAAGGTTCTTAGCTAAGCTGTCTGTCTCCTTGAGCTTGTTCGGAAATTGTTTGACCGTCCTAGTGACCTCACCAGTGTCCTCATCCTTCGTCTCCTTGACGAGTGTAGCCTGACTACCAGTAGCGATAGCCTTGTTTAGCTCCTCCTTGGTGACACCATATTTCTTAGGGTTTTTAGCCAGCGTATGGAAAAGGTCAAGCGCACCAGTAGACATGGTGGTGGAACTGAACATCTTCTCGATAGGTGCTGATGTCAGCGCCATTAGGATAGTTCCGTTGTTACGCTTTGAGATTGCGTTGAGTGACTTAGCCATTCCCTTAGCGGCATCCTTAGTGGAAGCCCAGAAGTAACCTTTATCACCGAACATGACTGGGTAGTAAACCCCGCCCTTGCCAGCCACGACCTGCTCACCATCGACCTCGACAGTGCCAGCCATTGCGCCGTCTGGTTGGTGCAGCATGATCGCCATGCCTTCAAATTGGTCAAGTGACTGCTCGATAACTACATAGCCGTCCTTCATCTTCTCGTAAAACTTGCCGTCCTCCTTGAGGAATATGTGCTTAACTATAGGATCTTTAGCTTTCTCGATCTCCTTGGGGACTTCTCCTAGCGAAAATGAAACCTCATCCCTGCCAGCATCGAACCTCTGGCTCAGTGGGATCACGTTGCCGTCAGCATCCTTGGTTACGGGATCTGCTGACTTAATCTGGTTGGGCTGCGTAACAACAACAGAAACGCCACCCTCAACTTGGTTGTTGTAAACTACGGAATCATATCCTGCATTTAATATTTCCTGTCGCAGTTTCTTGCCGACACGTTCCCTTTCCTTTGTGTCGGAGTCACGACCAGCAGCAGCAATAGCCTCAAGCCCAAACTGATCCTCGTTAATTAACCCCCTTTCACCCTGCAATAAAACCTTCTTGCCACCAACAACAACCTCTGACACGTCATTACTGTTTGGTGCTATATCTTCCGCTTGTTTATAGAGTTCCTTAATCTTGCGATTATAATCGTCAATGGTTTGCCTGTCGTTTGGATGAGCTTCAAAATATTGGTTTTTAGCCTTTGTGAGCATTGCGCTTATGTCTGGCAGAAGCGACCTATCCAAAGGAATATCACCCCTTATACGATCTTGCACCTGTAATTCAAAATCTAATAATTCTGCCGACAATTCACCCGCCTGCTTTCTTATATCTCTCGCTTGATTTGCAGACTCAAGTGTGCCTTCATAGTCAGACCCTCTGATAACTCCACCAAGTGGGTTGTCTAGTTTTAGATAAACCGAAAACAATCTTGGAGATGTAGCCGACTTGCCTCCGTATAACTCATCCACGAAACGCTTAGACACTCCCTCGTCTTCAGAGAAATGAGCCCCAATCATGGTGTTTGGATCTTGTGTATTTGAGTCCTTTAAGGATTTTTTGGCTGTGTTAAATATCTCAAAATCTCCATTGGGAGTCCCATGATAAAACCTTCTTGCTGTCCACCCAGCCTTCCTTGCAGCCTCGTCCACCATGCGCTGCTGTGTCTCAACGTCACCGCTCTCGACTGCAGACAGGTAGGCTGCGTCTTGGCGTGATCCAATCGAGAGGCTCATCTCATCCTTGAGCGACTCAGCCAGCTTGGTAGCGTTGTCATCAAATGCCTGCTGCTCAGTGCTTCCCTGTAGGATGGCGTTGAAGTCATTGAGATCGCTCTCCTTGATCATGCCGCTACTGATTGCCTTCTTGATGAAGAAGTGACGTGCAAGCGCCCTGCCGAAGTAGTCCTGCATAGCCCTGACAAATCCCTTAAACCCTGCGGCGTTAGCCCTGCGTGCCTTTACCATAGCAGACATTTGTCTACCTACAGCGTCACGCATCTCAGTCTTCTTGCCTTTGCGTGTCTGCAAGACCATCACCTCACTGAACTCAGCCACAGCCTCATCCAGTGCTACAAAGTCATCTTCCTTAGTGCCTTCTGGAAGGAAGCGCACATCGTTGCCATTACGATCCTTTTTACCTACAAGTGTCTCATCGAGTTGCTTGAAGAAGTCATGGGTCTGCTTGAGCGTAGTAGCGCCACTATCCAGCGCACGCTTCCATGAGGAGTGACCACGCTCGTGAACGACAGTCATAGCACTCGTGTTAGCGAACAACCTGTTGGTTGTCTTGGTCTGGTCTGCGTTATGCTCGTGAATGTTCATGCCGTATACAGCACGGGACATGTTGCCGTCACCACCATCAAATACTTCCCTGTCGGATAGCTGCTCAAGTCTCTCGATCTGGCTCTCAACACGCTCAGCGTATTGCGGGAACATCTCCAGTAACCCCTTAACGTCCATGTTGTTGCCAAGGTCAAGCTCGACTGACTGATCGCCCTCTGCGCTCTTAACGTCTATCATTGCTACCTCAACCATGCCAGCCAACTCGTCTAGCTGCGCCTGTGTGGCATCGTCCTGTAACTGCATGTATGCGACAGTAGCCTCAGCCGCTGCGGCTGGGTCATTGTCCACACGCTCAAGAACCTCTCTTGTCTTTGGGTCTACTATCTCTACGACACCATCGTTCTTCTTGTCGGCACGAATGATAGGGAATAGTCCAGCGCGTTGCAGGTTTGCAAGTGACCTAGCCTCCTCCTGTTGGCGTTCTACCTCTTCCTCGACAAGCGCCTTAGCCTCGTCTGAGTGTGGATCGGCATTAGCCTTGGCAATCCTTACAGCCTCGATCTTCTCCTGAACAGTCTCAGCACGATCAATACGCTCGTTGTCCTCCTTCTGGACACCCCACATACCCCTGATTCTAGCGTCCGTGTCTGCGAATGCAAGCTCTCTAGTGTCCTGCCTTACGCCACCTACAGCAGTAAGCACACCCAGAGGTGCAACAGCTACCGCCGTCTCTAAATACTTATACGCCCAGCCATCGAACACGCCGCCGTCACCTGTCCACTGAACGTCAGGGATCTCCTCCTTAAAGGAAGCACCCATCATCTGGACAACTTCACTGACCATTTCCTGACCGTATTCAATATTGGCTTCACCGACTGCAGCCAGCCCGAATCGACCGCTAAACCTGCCCAACTTGGAACCAAACCTGTTGGTGATCTTTGTAGCCAGCTTGTCGAACATTGGGAACTTACCGAGGAAAGCTCCAGCCTGTAGCTTCTCAAGCAGCATCTGCGGCATAGCACTAACTAAGCCCATGTCGCCTGCTATCTCAGCAGCCTTGTCTCTACCTACTCCGTTAGCAAGTAGACGTTGACGATACTTCTCACGCTCACCACCCACGACCATCGCGTAAGTTGCTGGTAGTCCAACGTAAGGGACAATCATTGTGGCTGTGGTAGCTATTGCTGCTGGTATCTGGAATACACCACGCTCGACCGCCGCCATTGCGCCTGTCTTGAACACTGGCTCGATGACTGAGTAGTCTGAAGCCAGTATCTGGCGTAGGTCATTACCCAACTCGTTGCCACGCTTGAGCTTGCCGTGATCACCGCTGAGGTCTTGTCCCATCTTTTCAGTGATAGGCTTAAACATGGTATCCTTCACCTGCTTCAGACCAGAGGCAGCCTCGTGAGTCATTCGCACCGCGTCTCCGTAAATCTGTTTAACGCCCTTGCGGGAAGCTGCCGCCTGCCACGCTAGTGAAGTTACGTTCTTGATGGTGTCCTTAAGGAAGCCCTCGTCTACACCAAGCTCAGTTACGAACTCCTCGACAGACTTGTCTGGGTTATCAACTACAGCCTTCTGGACTAGACCAAGGTATGCCTCGATCTCATCGTCAGTCATGTCCTTGCCAATACCTCGTGCGTAACTCACAGCCGCTGCAGGACTCTGGTTTTTAATTAGGTTGAAGGTGGTGCGTGCAGCGTTGGTTGCAACGCCATACTGCTCCTCTATATCAGCCTGATACCCTTGGAAGGACTTCATGAGACTGGCTCTGCGCTGACGTGATGCTGTGCGCACGCCCTCATTCTTTACCGCCCACTCACCAAAGCTTTGACCTGTAGTGGCTGCAACTACAGCAAACTCCTGCAAGTCCTTGTGTAGATCCTCGTGATCCTTGCGCTTGAGACTCTGCTCAGTAATGTTGCCTATCATAGCCTCATCACTCTCACCGCCCTTGCCATCAAAGAACTTGCCTGCCATCTCGTGGCGTGCCTGCTCGTATGCGTCTACATCCTTAGGAACGTATCCCAGCTGAACACTCATAAGACCTTTAATGATCTTGCGGTTCTTTTGCTCAGGAGTTAGGTGTGTCTCCCATGCGTCTAAATTCTTCGTTGCAGAATAGATGTCATCCATCCTCTGCTGCTTACGTTGCGCTAACGCCTTCTCAGCCTCAACTGCCTCTGCCTTGTATGCCTGTGTCATTGAGTCACCCAGAGGGTTTGTCATCTGATTTGGCAGTTCCTTCATTGGGTTCGGGTCTACCAGCTTATCCTCTTCGGACTCTGGGTAAACGGGACTAAGGTCAGTTGCGATTGAATTATCCATATTATATTGTGTTAGCCTCTTCCGAACAGCTCAGCCTCTTTGGCTCGCCGTTTCTTAAGACCCTCAAGGGGTTGCCCACTAGCGTTCACATACTCAAGCATTTTCTTCTTGATTTGTGCTTTTGTTCGTGTGCCGTTTGCAGTCAACTGGTAGATAGAGCCTATGTTGTAGGAGAAACTTGTCAATGCATTTAGTTCGTTTTTAGTAAAGTTGTAACCCTTGAGCTTGGCATAATCCTGCACATGATTTTGGTGTGTGGTTAACTCCCGCTTCAGTTCACGCTCAGCCTCCTCCTCGCTGATTGACGTTACGCCGTCAGCAGCCACTGTGCCGTAACCGATGCTAGTCTGACCATGATCATCGTATGCACTGCTGTTGAACCCTTCAAAACCCTTGACGAAGTCTATGAGTGATGATTGCAGTCCAGTGTTTGCGCCCACAATCTCGTCTGTGCGGGTATCTGTCCAGCCTTCCTTTGGTCTGGAACTAAACGCCTCGCCGTCAGGACTCATGTATGTCCGAGGATGACCTGCTGTTTTATACTTAGAGGGTAGGTGTCCCTTAGAGTCTGCACGCAGAGCGCCATCCTCCCATGCCTGCCTGTAGTCATAGTAATGCTCGTAGTCATTAGGATTCTTGCTGATGTTGTGGGCGGTGGCATACTGGGTATACGCATCCTGAAACCTAGCATCCTCCTCAGTCTTTGGCTGGTAATCATTGCTGAGATTCAGGTCATCGTCCCAGTCAGTCTCCTTGTCGTCATGAACTCGTGCTGAGCCAATGGACTCGTTAAGCTCTGCGTATGGGACTTCGGAGATGTCACGCCCCTCAAAGCGCCTCATTACGGAATCACGCATAGTGCCTAGCCTGACGTGAAGCTCTGCGTCTTGCTCCATCCACTCACGCATCTTACCCTCATCGAGAGCCTTGGTGACAGGTGTAGCCATGCCGCCCTTGGTGATAGCGTATGCCATCTTGCGCTGAAATTCCGTGTTGCCCTGTCGGTTGGGATCGTTCCTGAATAGCTTCTTGAACATGGAAATACGAGCCGCCTGAGTTATGTCACCCTTTGAGTCTTCAGCCGCCAAAATCTGCTTTCTCTCATCCTC